TGGGCATCACCTCCTTCAAAGGCAATCGCTGGCCTCCAACGATTCTGTTGGCTCATAAATCCACTGCCGGGCGATCTCACAAAGGGCCACGAATACAGCGTCTTTATCACGCTCCAACTGCCCGAGCATCGCATACGGCACCAAATCGGGGTGGATACGCTTTTCCCTGTCGTATGGCTCACCGTACACCCAGCCCATGGCCAGGTAGGATTGCATCCAGCTACCGTGCAACTCCTCCGGGGACGTTGACCTTTGAGGGCCACACTGCCGCTCAATCACGGCAAGGAACTGTTGCTTGAAATCATCCTCACGTTCTGACCACTCGACCGGCACAATCGGAGCCTTGGCCCCTATCGCCGCCAGCCTTGCAGCATTGTAGACAAACTCGGCCCGTTGCTCGATAAGTGTTCCCATCGGTCCCCCTAACAAAGTTAAACTAGCTTCAAGTGATAAGGGTTTCACCTCATTATATCACTCAGAGAAACAGCTCCCTATCCAGATCACCAGCCCGAAGACCAATAAAAAGATTCCCGTATGTGTCCAGTAGGTTTTCATCAGCCAAAGAATAAGGTGCTAGTGGCCGCTTTCTCGTGGGCTTCTTCGATGAACTGGACATAGGCATCGCTTCTCCGGACGTAGTCCAGCATAACCTCGGATTTGATCTTCGCCTCCTGCACATCAACCTCCTCGGGGCTCAGGTGGAACAGTTCGCACAACTTCTCCCTCCGAGTCTTCGCCCTAAAGGTTCCGTCACTAAAAACCAACGCATCATCCCAAGCCATAATTAACCCTCCATTACCCTGAAAATAGTTGGGGAAAAATCTGGGAAACTGGACCGAGTTGTATGCGAGTCCCTCTAAAAGGGTACCCCCCTCCGCCCCCACGGGACTGCCTTTGCCTGCGGCCTTTGCTTAGCAGTGAGCACCTTGAAGGCCACAAGCGCCGCCTGTTTCGCCTCCTCAATAAGCTCCGGGGTCAGCGCGGTCTCCTCTTTGTCCATCAGTCGCCCTCTGGTATCACATTACCATCAGCGTCCAGCTCGGGCGTTGGGCCTTCATGCACCCTCCACGGTTCAAAGCCCATTTTAAGCCCTCCACGCCGGCGCTTGTGCTCTGGGATGGATGGGGACACCAGGGCGGTCTCTGAGGCCTTGAGCGGCCGCTGGGGGCCAAACCGGGCATAACCACTGGTCCGGGGCTCAGGCTTGAAGTTTGCCACCACATCAGCGGCCAGGGGCGGGTTATGGTGGATTATCTGATTGGCGGGTCTAACGGGTATTACATCGGGTATTACATCCTTGCCGGTCTGTGTAATACCTTGCGGTGCCTCTGTAATACCTTTGCCCCGGTGCTTCGCCACCGCCTGGCACACGGCCTCACGTTGCTTCGCTGGGTCTTTGTACGGCATCAGCCCTCCTTGTCAAACTTGATATGAAGGGTAACGTCCCCAAGGGCCAAAACCTGCTGCGGTGGGTATGCCCCCTCCATCTTGTTCAACAAGTCAATGGCCCGGGTGCGTTCGGTGTTCTTGTCTCGCGCTATCGTGGAAAGAATCTCTTTGCGCTCCCGGACATCAGCTATCAATGGAGTTGCTATAGCTTCGTTTAGCTCGGCCATTCGCTCGATTATCCGAGGTTTTCTAAGGTTCTCATAAGCTATGACTTCGGCCGTGTGCTGAGAGTAGCCGGCCGTGATGGCCGACTGTGTGGCATTGCCTGTGCGGAAGTATTCGAGACAAAAGGTTTCCTGTTTCTGTAGGAGCTGTACCATTGGCCTCCCTGATCCCCCCCACCCCTTGGGCGTGACGGGGGATACTTTACGGTAGACCCTATAGAGGAGGATGTCAAGTTGTGTTTCTGGTGAATAGCCCACATTGTTACCGCCTGAATCTCTTGAATATCCCTCCAATGGGCACCGACACCCCCCACCCCCCGGGGGTGATAGACACCTCCAGGTTATACCGTTTTAGCTTCGATATTGCCATTTTGGGCAGGCCCGGCAAAATGGTCCCCAAACCCCTTGACAAACCCTCCAACATAGGTTAATGTAGTACGCACAGGGAATAAATAAGGGAGGGGACATGAAACAACTCAAACTCAAAAGAATCTTCCCAGGATTGTACAGGAGTGAAGATGAGCAATGGGTTGTTTACTCCTATAAGGTGGAGGATGATAACGGAGATGAAAAGGTGGGGGCTACTCTCTGGCAAGCCCGATATGAGGGCTGGGACCGCTATACCTACCTCGACCCGTTCTATACGAAGGCAGCAGCCCTAGCAGCACTCCAGGCAATATATAGAGCGATGCAGGAGAAACTAGCCGAAAGCCCCATCCGGGGCTCTGCCGGGGTTGGCCACTCGGTACTGATGAGATAGGCCGGAAGGAGAATCATGGACTACGAGAAGCAGGGAACGGACTTTCTGGAGAGTACAAACACTGAGCTGCGGGTGGAGTATGCAGGCCAAGGGCTCCACTTCCCCGAGGACACGATGGACCGCGATATCTACACCATAACACTGGTCAGAAACTACGCCCCAAACCGTTGGCGCTCCTATTGCTTCAACTTCGGCCAGTCGGTCGAGCGGTCCGGACCATTCTGCCTCTACGGTGACCCCACGAAGGGCGTCTCGCGAGGCAAGGCAACCCAGGACTGGGAGCATAACCCTAAATATGCGAAGCCCACCGCCTACGATGTACTCTCGTGCCTCACTAAGCACGACCAGGGCACCTTTGAAGACTTCTGCGCCGAGTCCGGCGAGGACACGGACAGCAGGCGGGCTGAGAGGGCTTACAATGCCACTAAGGACGAGTACGCTAACCTCTGCCGGCTATTCTCGGATGCCGAGCTTGAGGCGATGGAGGAGATCGCCTAATGGTCAAGATCATAAAGAAACGCCATTGCCTCAGATGCCCCCACGAATGGTATCCTAAGCAGCCTGGGAGGCCTGTCAGGTGCCCCCGTTGCAACTCGTACTACTGGGACCAGGAGCGTAGGCGTAGGCCCTTGGGATGAAGGTTTCTGGTGCTAAACCTGCAATGAGGTGCAGCCCTTATCACTTGAAGCTAGTTTAACTTAGTTAGGAGGAACGTTGATGAACGATACCTATGAAATCCGACAATACTGGCGAGCCTGTGATGAGTTATTCAAGAGCGGAATTGATACCTCCAACGATCTCAGGCACATCCGTGAGCAGGACTACCACCAGGCATGGCGCAGACTACTGCAAGCCGGTTACACCCCGGAAGATGCGTTGCGGTTAGGGCGACCATGAGGACCAAGAAAGTGGAACGCAAAACAACAACGTATTGGGAAAATCGTATAAAAGTCCTGAGGGCACGCATCAGTTCCCTAAGCCCACATTATTTACAGGAGCTCATCGAAGACCAGTGGATACAGGTCGGTTATGAAATCGGCTACCAAGCCGCTCTAAGAGATTCAGGAAACACCCCCATTGAGGGCTAGAACCAGAACTCTCTAACATGGGGAACGGGAAAAACGAAAGGGGGGATGATGAAACAGATTATTATATGCACAGACTGCGGTGGGATGGCAACTGTCACTGGCGACCCCGATGATTACCGAGTCCTTTGTAACCACTGTGATCCCCGCGGTCCAATCATAAAACGAGTAACCGGCCACCCAGAAGATGTCGAAGGATCAGAGGGCTAGAAACAAGCTTTATTAGGAGGAAAATCATGGAGTTTAGAAAAACCTTTACCACGCCATACGAGCAGTACGCTCACCTGGAGGGCCTGGGGTTCACGGTCCTAGGAGAACTGACGGATGCGGAGCGTGACCCCGAAGTGGGCCCAATGTACCATATCCAACTTGAGGATGGCGGGAAGATAGCCGCTTGGCCGGAGGAGATCGAGACTGGCCATGATTTCCCATCATGGGCTGAGTTTTGCGAATCTGTCGGACAAAACCCGAGGGGCTAACTTTCCCCTAACATGGGGAACGGGAAAAACGAAAGGAGAATCATGGCACACTTCAGAGCAGACATACAGGGAAGCAGGGGGCCAGTTTCAAGGTTGGGCGGCAAGAGGACCGGCATTAGCGGTCACCTACGAGGCTGGCATGTGGGGGCTCATGTCTACCTCACCCACAACGAGACAACCGGAAAAGATGAGGTGCAAGTTTACCGGACAAGCGGCAGCAGCGGCGGTGGTAGGTCTGAGCTTGTCGCTGAGTTCACGGAGGGCAACTAATGGTCAAGATCATAAAGCAGAGACATTGTAAACGCTGTTTCCACGAATGGTACCCGCGAAACCCTGCCAAAACAGGGGGCCGGTGCCCAAAATGCAACTCCTATTACTGGGACCAGGAACGAATACGTAGGCCGCTGGATAAGAAAGGGGAATAGAATGGACGTTATAATCGAGGTTCGAGACGGAATGGCCGAAGTCCTCCAACTTCCTCAAGGTGTGAGCGTTATCATTCGGGACTTTGACGTTCAAGAGGAAACAAGCCACCAAGACGATGAAGGCAACTATTACAAGGAAAGTATATACAATATCGTACTAAAGGATAAGCCGTAAGCGTAGGCCCTTGGGATAAACATAAAGGGGAGGGAAATCACAATGAATATAATACATTGCCCAGATTGCCTCGCGGATGATAAGATATTCTGCCCAAGGAACCCCGACGCCAAATGCCTGGATTGCGGGAAGTCCTTTTGTGGCGCTCATATCGGGCCGCATCTGAAAGATGTGCATTGTATTGCCCTGACTAATGACCATTGCCGGGAAGCGTAGGAGTCCTGGTGCAGACTATACGGCAAGTGATACCACAATCTCTTGAAGCTAGTTTAACTTTGTTAGGAGGAACGTCATGGACAAGCGAGAAATACGGGCAAGGCTTCAGGCGTTCAAAGGACATCCGCTTGTCGAGGCAATGGAGCATTTGCTGTCTGAGGTCGAGCGGCTGGAGGCTCGTGAGATGGAACTTCAAAGCAATCTACTAAAGATAGCCCTCAAGGTCAACGAGTACACCGAAAGGTTAAAGCTCCATAACCCACGTTGCCATCAAGTGGGTTGCAGGGAAACCATCAATCTCACCGAGAATGGCTACCGATGTCTCTACTGCGGGGAGTATTGGTGCGCCTTCCATGCTAAGGAGCACTTTGAAGATCACTCTAAGAGCGACAGTTAACACCTCGATGAAACGGTGAGAACCAGAAAGGAAACATAATGGCCAACATACGAGTGACAGAAGAAGAAAGGCTCACCCTCTTAGATAGGCTAACTGCTGGTGACCCTGTGGCCTGGGGGCGATTGGTCATTGAGGAAAGACGGCAACAACTGGAGGATGAAAAGACCAACAAGGAGGCCCAATGAAAATAACCTGCCCCGACTGTGGTACGTGCGGACATTGGCTGGAAGGAGGGGAATAAGATGGATGTATTGGATTGCATCAGAATAGCCAAAATCTTGTGCTCGTATGGTAGTGGCATGGACGGATTCAGTGGCTTAGTTGAGGACTTCGGGAAGATGCTGCAAGATAACGTTGACCACTTCGATATCAATAGCTTTCGGAATGACTGCTACGGTGACTAACCTCTAACGAAAGCCCCGGTCCTTGATCTCTCAGGGGTTATTTCTGGTGCGTAACCTTTGGGCAAGTGACTCCCGTTGCTCTTAAAGCTATCCTACTTTGTCACCCCAGCCCCCATTCCTTGAGCTGTTCCCGAGGTATAATCCAGCTGTATTCTTTGTCTATGAAAGCCACTACCTCAGCCCTTCCCTTTGCAATACCGGCTTCCTCCCCTAGTGGATAGCTCTTGGTGTCCTGGGCTTGGCAAATAGCTTTATCACTATCTAGTTTAACAAGTTCCTTCCAGGTTAATAGCCTGTCGCTCATGCTGTTTCCCCTTTCAAAGTTTTCGCTCTCCTTTGCCCGAGCCTCACGGATAGAGCTATTATCGTGAAAATCCCAGTTTGGCCCTCCATATAGGTTACTTTCAGCCCGCCTTCTTCCTCCTACCATCGCTCTCCTCTCTGGTGAATATCTCTACGTGTGCAGGGCCTTAATCCCGTGAATGAGCTTTAGATGTTACCGCCGCCCCCCGCCATCATAGATACGCTGGAGGTTCAGCCAGAACATCTCGCTAGTCCCAAAGGCCCGTGTCAGACCCGCAACCACAGATACCGTGACCCGCCGCTTGCCCTCAAGGATCGCTGTCAGCTTATCGAGCGGGTAGCCCATCACCATCGCCAACACAGACGGCGACCATCCCCTTGCCTCCAATTCCTCTTTGATATATACGCCTGGATGGAATACTTCTGCTGGTTGCCTACACATCACTCACCCCCTTATCCTTTCCCAATAGCTCTGGTGCTTACCTGTACGAGCTCATTATCTGTAGCTCTTAGACGGTCGCTACGGTGTTACCCGGCCCCTCACCCATAAACAAGGCCTTAATATGCGTCTCTGAAGCTAACTTTGCTAAAGCCAAGGCGTGGATGATTGAATTAGCCGATACCTGCAATTCAGGAAACATCGACGAACTAACACGAACAATGCCATTATCCTTCTCCACATCAAGGGGCACCTCCAATGTAAACCGTACCTTGCGAGATGTGTGCCTCCGATACGAGTAGGGATGAGCAAGCTCATAATTGCGCCTAGTTTCCCTACCCTTATCAGAATCCCGATACCGCTTCTCATTCGCTTTCCCCGCGATTGAGTTCCGACGCTGGTTCCTAGCCGCCCTCCCCTTTTCTGATGTATAGTACCTCCTTTGGGCCTCTTTCCCTGCCGGAGTTCCAAAGTAGCGTAAAGATGCCGCCCTCTGAGACTCTGTAGTTTTGTAAATCCTTTCCATCACGCCTCCCACAAGTTTCGGGATAACTTCTTACGCCAGTAATGGTTGTTGTGGTGGATGTGTGCACATTCTTTGCACACCCTCCAACCATTCGGGAGGATGCGGGTATTCTCCTCATCGTAGGGATGCCCTTTAGGGCAATGAGTCTTGATAGCATTATTCTTTCCTGTGTCCCCCCTCCGAGTGTTTTCCCCTGACGTAACAGCCTCAAGATGCGCTGGGTTCACACAGTTCCTCACCCGGCAGAGATGATCTAGTTGCAAACCTTCTGGAATAGGGCCAACCAATTCCTCGTAGGCAACCCTGTGAGCTAGCGCATAAATGTATTTGCCATCACACCTAATCGGGCTCCTGCCATAACCCTGCGATGTCACCCCCCGCCACAGCCAACAGGTGTCCGTTTTCAGCACTCGTGACCAGAAATTATCCATAATAAATGCCCTCCAGGTTTAACGTTGGCCCAGATAGGATGAGTATCCAGGCCTCCGCTCATCCCGAAGGGCATATCTTATTATACCACACACGGCTTCACCTTTCAACTCCCTTATCCCTTTAGCTCTTTTCCTAGAGTTTTTCTGGTGAATAGCCGTGCGCTCTTACCACCCTAAGCTCTTGAATTAGCCTTTGGTTGGTCACCGTCGCCCCCCACCCGCGGGTATTCCTGCCGCATCTCCCCCGGCACATTCTTCCAGCCCACCATCCAGGCCGGTTCCTCGATGTTGGCGAACAGCGGCTTGAGATTGTCCTTAAGGAACACGGGGATATCAGCTTCATCCGCAGCATTCACGATATTCTTCACCCACTCCAGTTTCGGCATCTTGCCTCGGGCTGCCCCGATAATGACCCATCCAATATTGCCATTCAGCCAAGGCAGTGTAAATCCTGGGTTACTATCCCAAGATAACAAGGGCTCAAAGGATATGTAGGTCATGGCCCCATCCCTATGATGCAATGCCCCCAGATCACCACACGCATGAACAAATGCCCGATAACTTGTTGCAGTGGCACCTACCCAGGCATTGGCCGGCCAGGGGGACCACTTGTGAAGATTCCACGGGGCCTTCGTCAGAAACAGGAAGGTGTGCTGGGGGCAATCGCTGATCGTGCTCTTTATGAGCATCCGGGCTTCTTCGGCTAAGGTGCCAACAATTGCCTCCGATGGCTCCTTCCCCCAATCGCAGAATAGGTCGCCCATAAAGCTGACACCGATCCGTAGGGGTGGGCTATACAAAGTTGGTTCCATGATGCGGTCCAGGCGTAAGTCCGGCTCAAAGCCCTTGGGGTAGTTTTTCTTGAACCTGTTGGCGATGCCCATGGCCCAGCACCGGAAGTCCCTGCCGCCCCCACCGCAAGGCCCACCATACTTCCAGTGATTACAGCCGGTCATGGGATTCCAAGTCATATCCAAGTATTCGATATCAGTCTTTTGCATTGCTCTCCTTATCCCTTCAATTCCTGAGCAAAATGATGCCGGTATAGGCACCGCCAGCACTATACCATCTTGAGTTGTGCAATATTGGCAATGTGGGCCTCCAGCGTCCGTATCCTCTCTTGCATAGCGTGTTGGAAAGCCCATGTCGGATGTGTTCTGCGATCTACCAGCGACAAGTTTTCCAACCTATTGTCGGCCCTTTGCCCGTTGAGGTGATGCACAATATCCTCAGTAACCAATGGCCGGCCCAGATGTTCCGCCATAACGAGGCGATGCTGCGCGGCATATCCGTGTTGATGTCCGCCACCCTTTCGGGCCATACACCAGAAGCGATGACTCTCATGTAGCTTCTCGTAGATATACCCCGCTTTAGTCATCCGGCCACCACGCCAATTCACCATGGCTCGGCCAGTAAGCGGTGCCGTTATCTTGCCCAGCTCATATTGTTTCCTTAATTGCTCCCCATGAGAGCGCTTCGGGACACCCAGGCGGTTCATAGCGTGAGCAACTGCACTCATCCCCACACCAAAGAGCTTGGATATTTCAGTGGTCGTCATGTTTTGTTCCCAATACATTTCCCTTAACTGGTCTGCTGTGTATATCGCTTTTCTACCTTGCATCTTCTACCCCCTACCAAAGAGTATACTCTATGTGGTGGTAGATTGCAAGTTTCAGCCATGAACCCTGTGCCCACAATCCTCTCATCGCTCACGAATTCCATGCCTTTGAGAATGATGAAACCCGCAAAGCCACTCGATGTTAGATGGGTCTTCAATCAACTCCTTAGCCCTGCCCTTGCGCCCGCCCATTTTCTTCAAGATTTTGTGATGCCGTTGAATCCCTCGAAAGTCCCCGTGACTCCCGCAAACCTCGCAGACATGATTGAGCCCGTCGATCTCATGCTGGATTTCGTCATAACATTCCCTATCCACGTAATACCCCGTGTTTCTTAGCCCACTCCAACTTGTGTTTGACCTCGTAGAGCCTAAACCTCGCCAGCGGCTTCGGTGTCCACTTCGATGAAAGGCCCAGCCATGAACTTAATAGCCTGTTCAGGTATCGGCATTCTTTTTCGGTTAATTCTATGGTCCTCACGTAATACCCCCCTCTATATCCAGAGTTTTTCTGGTGCTATACCTGCTATGAGGTGATGCCCTTATCACTTGAAGCATTCATTTCGTTAGCACCACCTCCACGCCCCACTTCTCTTTAAGCCAAGCCATCTTCACCCGAAACTCGCGGGTAAGTACGCCCTTTGTATCCTCGTAGACATATTTGCCTTTTTCGCGATACATGAAGTCAATCGTGATTGTCACCCTCGGCTTCTTACATAAGGCAACCCGATATTGGTAAACTAGGTCTTTTATCTCCCCAGCTATTTCAAGCAATGCTAACTCCTCGCCACGTCTCATCTCAGTCTTTGAGTCAAAGGTGCGACCACAGAGTTGCGACCATGTTCTAACCGCCCCGTATTTGTTCACCTTATCACCCCTATGACCATGGATTTCTGGTGCTTACCACTGCTCAAAGTGCTTCCTGTAGCTCTTAAAGTTTCCATTACGTTGTTACCGGCCCACCCCACTGCTCCGCCATCGCCTCGGCTATCCCGTAGTAGGTTCGGCTCCGGTTCTTCCAGCGGTCCTTACCCGGCCCCTCGTAGTGAACCCTTGGCACCCGGCCATCCACCACGTTTGTCGGCTCCAGCAAGGGCAACCCCTTGAGCCACAGACAGGTCGCCTTGACCTCGCCATGCCCGAACTGCCAGGGTTGAATAATCTGAGAATATCTGCCGGCCAGGGGCTCTATCCCATAGCGGTGAGGGATTGGATTCTCAATAGCTATCTTGGGGATGTTCGCCTCCCACAGAGCCTTAAAGAATTGGGCAGCTTCTCGCATCAACTCCCACCTGCCCGGTTGCTCATAAAGCCAACGTACACCGGACCGCGACAGGTAGGGGCATGGCGGGTGTGCTATCATCAAGTCCCAATCCCAATCCAGTATTGCATCTCTAACATCGAACTGGAGGTGGCTGCCACCCGCCTCAGAGGGCTCTAGGTCACAACTCCAGGCATCATGGCCCCTACGGGCAAAGGCGTCACGCACCACGCCGGAGAACTCACAGGCCACAAGAACCTTCATTCCGTTGGCTCCTTGTGCTGTTTTACGATACCATCTGTGATCCTCTTTGTCAGTTCCTCACCCTCGGCCTCTCCTAGTATTTCTTTTAGCGCATCGAACACTTCCTCGATTCCCTCACGCACCCCAAGCGGAAAGCTCTTGGCGTCCTGGGCATCACGGATAGCTCTGAAACCATAAACCGGATACAGGTTTTCGTCTTCGAGAGTGGGATGCTCATCAAGGTTCACAATGGCCTTAACCCACATCTCCTCATCACTCAGTAATCTATCGTTTTCCATCATGCCTCCCCGCTACCCAGTGCTGTACCAACTTGTCGCTTACCCCCAACTGCCTGCCCACCAGCGCATAGTTCCCTACCCTCAAGGCCTGCTTTACCACCATCTCCTTGAACCCACGGGTGTAATGCTTCGGCGCTACCCTTGACTCCGGCTCTTTCCCTCCAAAGCTCCTCGAACACTGGAGACACTTCATCCCTCCTTCATAAGGGTATAGATTGCCTCCACACCTTTCACACCGCGCTAGGGTTGACGTTGTCATGGGTTACCTCCTGGTGAATATCTCTCAGATGTTAAAACCCTAATCTCTTGAATCGGTTGGTTCTTTATCACCATCGCCCACCAGCCCCCAGGCTTTGATCTGCTTTTCCCACTCCCACCAGTCCCCAAAGTTGAGATGCATTTTCTTTACTACCCAATCCACTACCCCTTGCCCTCCAGCCTTAAAGGATATCCCGGCTTGGGCTTTTAGTTGGCACTCCTCACAGTCTAGGCCGTCGCAGTTCTTTCCTTCAAGTGTGCGAGTGCGATGGTCCTGGCATACCTTGAGGCACAGATCATTTGCTTTCATCACGGTATCTTTCCAGTCTGTCATAACTGCCTCAGTTGCTCCAGGAAGGCGCTGGCGTGGGTCATTTTCCCGCTTTTATCAGGAGCGTTACCCCAATTCGTCAGCCTCATGTGTCTCCTTTACTCCGGCCAATCCGGTAATATCTCAGTAATGTTCACGAATTTCGCTCCCCCAACCAACTTAAATTTCCAGCTTTTCCCGTTAGGATTGTCTTTGGGGTCCAGCCATGACTTCCCTTTTACCAGCGTGAGGATGCCGCCCGTGGTCATCGAGAGGTACAACGCCGAGGCCTTGATGGAGAACACTCCACCCTGGCCCAGCTCTTGCTTCGACTTTTTCTGTATCGCTATCACGGCTACACCCTTCTTGAGCTTGCGCCGGATGCGCTCTATTTCCTCACCTATCATGTAGACCTCAGAATTTAGATCGAGATAATCTATGACAGAAATCTTGTCCGGGTGAATGACATCGGCAAAGTTATCGTAACGCTCATAGGTTTTAAATGGAGCCGGGTTGGGTATCTCGATGCCAAAATTATTAAAGCGTTCCCGCATCTGTTCCCCGGAGGTCTCTGAATTAAAAAGGTTGATGGGCATTTCCTTGTGCATATTCCTTATGATGAAATCGTACATGAAGGCGGTCTTTCCCGAGTTGGTTTCCCCGGCTATCATAATGACGCTCTTGGGAAACAGTTTGACATGATGATGGATGTTGAAGGCAAACTCCAAATCCAAAACCGCATTGGGGTTAGCCGCTTGCCAATCAATCTCGTGGGCCTCCCCATCCACTTGTCTATATGAACCATGCCTACCACCCTTGCGTTCTAAAAGCCCTTCCTCAACCAGCCTGGATAGTATCTTCCTCCGGCTGGCCTTACCCGCCCTCTCTACAATTATCAGGTCACGGTCTAACTGATCTGCCGAAAACCACCCCTCCGCATCGCCTATCCATTCCAAAACCGCTTCCTTGGTGAGTACCTCGGGTTCGTTAAATTCTTGATACACTAAATATTATTCCTTTGTCACAGTGGTCACACCCGTCACACCTTAGCTTCAACTTGTCACACGCGGTCATACTCGTCACGCTTTTGCCGATTCTGTCACACTCTTGTCACACTGCTTGTCACACTCCCCACGTTCGCTAGTACCACCCTGTAGCTTTGCGATTGTATTGTGATTTTGTGAAATTCCCCTTATACCCCTCCCCACCCCCCTTTATAGGACCAAGGTTAATTCCTATATGACGAGCGAGTTTCGCCATCGCTTGGGGCAAGCTCACTCGCTCAAACAGTTGGACCACATCGAACACATCCCCACCCTGGTCACAAACAAAACAGTGAGCCCTGTTGTCCTTTATGGAGCCGGAGGGGTGGTTGTCAGGGCCGTGGAGGGTACACCTGTAGGTCCAGTTCCTTTGGTGTAGGAATACTTCTGTGTACCACTCCAGGATATCCTCTATCTTCAAGGATGATTTGATGGCCTCAATGGTCTCCCGGTTGGTGTTTGTGATCCCCGCATAGGACAGTCTGCGCCGTCTCTGTACCTCGTTTACCAGCGCATCCAGGCTACACAGGCCATAGTAGACGTAGGGGTCGTCCGGTGTGAGGTGTTCGTAGTCTTTGACCTTTTGTAGTTCGTCCTGTAGGTGCTGGAAGTGGAACACCAGCCACTCCGTAGGCTTACCCCGTAGGTTGGCCTGGGCCATGTACTTTAGGGATGCGCGGTCAAAATCCATCTTAAATCAAACCTTTTTCCTTCGCCAATCTATTTATCGTGTCTACGCTCTTGAGCTTGAGGGCCGTACATTCTGCCGAGTTAAACCCCAGGTCTTTGGCGAGTTTGTACCTCTCCCGGAGCCGACGATTTAGCTTCTCTTTTTGTTCGTCGACGTACTTTTCGAGATCGTTTATGTCGTAAGCCATACATACCACCACCTTACCGTTATTGTATCATTACTCACAGGGATAAGTCAAGTTTTACGCTATAAAAAATGGTGGGGCCTAGAGACCCATCTGTTTCCGTACACCCTGGAACAGCCCATCCTCTACCTCCAGGACTTTGGCCACCATCTCGTCCGTTGACATGGTCTTCAACTCCCCGGCTATTATCTGTGCCGCAACCACCGCAGCGGCGTCATGGGTGAATCCCCCACGTTGGATACTCTGTTGTATGTCAAGGCCCCCTGACGGGGCTCCTGTGGCCGCTGGTGGGGTTGTGGCAGCTTCCTCGGGGGTCATAAGTTTAATCCCGGCAACGTTCCAGTAGTTCGTCCCTTCCTGGGGCTCCAGCATGACCTTTACGGACTTGCCGACCTGGGGTATTTCATAGAAGTCATGGCGAGGGAACACATTGAAGAGCTCTCCCTGTACCGATATCTTACAGTATGGCCCCTTGGCCCCCTGCTTCTCCTCCCGGCTTTTGACTACTCCGCTAATCTCTCGCATTGTTATCTCCTTTTTATTTCCTTTTGAAGATCGTAGACCCCAAGGCAATGAAGAAACAACTGCCACTCTTGGGGTAGAGCATCCCTCACCACCTCATCAAAACCCTCGTCCTCTGTCCGCCCAATGCGGAGAATCCGGGATGTCTTAACCTCATGTTGGTCGGCCTCTATAAGGGCAACGTAGGCCGCAAGTTGATAGAACATATCGGAATAGATAGCCTTGCCGGTCTTGAAGTCTATCAAGGCGGTTTCGCCATCTAGTATGGCAAAGCAATCAATGGTCCCGCCAAACTTATATTTCCCATGCGTCAAAGGCGTTTCCACCATCAACGGAACGAGGGTGTGCTGTTTCTCCCAGTTAAGGTAGGAAAGAAACGAGTTCTCAGCCAACCCTATATTCTCTTGGGAGTATTCCGAAGTGTTAGGCTTTTCATTTTTGAGGTGGCACATGATAAGATAGTGGGCCAAGGTGCCTATGTCCGCAGCTTCGTCACGGACATTCCGGTAGTCCAAACCGTCAACCCCACATTGCCACGCCCAGTGAATCAGGGCGGGCTTCCCGAGGACACCCAGAATCGTTGTAACACTGGGAACCCTCTTATCATCCACCTTGTAAACCGTGTGTATCTTGGTCTTCTGCTTAGTTTCCTCTGGCATTAGAATGTCACCTCCTTGTTAATATCCTCATCCTTTGGTGGCGGTTCCTGTAGGCATGGAGCTCCTTCATCTATACCACAGCATCCATCTTCGTGCGGAAAGCACATAGTTTTGTACCTCCTTAGTGTCTGTATGGCAGTTCTATATCGGGAAAGAAGTGCTTTGCATCTTCCTCAGATAGCTTGGCTCCGTTGAGGAGGGTGTTATCTTTGCCTTCGCTGAAGGGTTCGGCGTAGGTTATGGTCTGTTTGGTTTCGTCCATGATTCTCCTTCGTTAATATTGACCTGGGGGCTTCGTGTCCCTGCGACATGTCTTTCAGTTACGCCTTGGTGTCCGGTGCCCCGTTCACCTGGCAGGACTTTCAGGACAGCGGTGGCAACACTGTATCCACCCCCAGGCCCCAGTTCGGCTCGGCATCGCCCTCGGGTTCACCGAAGGCCCGGTTGCCATAGCCGGTAAGCTGGCTATAGAACCTTGACATCATCCGGATGGACATCCCGGTCAACTTCATCATCATCCCACCTCACCCACCACCACGTTGGGGTGATTACATTCACCACTGTCCCGAGGCGGGTGTCATCTTCTACCCTGGCTCCGATCCATTGCTTGAGGTCCTTATCCATCTGATTCCCCTTTCGGTAGAACAACCCCATAATGGTTCGTATACTCAGCCAGTGGGTAGAAAGCCGTGTAGTTGGCGACTTCGGCCTCCGTGAATACCAGGGATTGCGGGTTAAGGATCATGGAGAAGACCCCTAAGATTTCGCCCATCTCGTCCTCTGTGTGCTGGGTATCTGAGCCGAACACATCACCACTCGCGGAGGAAAAGATACCCCGCTTTCCCTCACTGCACCAGTCAACGGTTAAGAAATACTTACTTTCCATCATCCTCCCTTGGTTTTGTAGATGGTTTCCGTGTCCAGTCCCTCTTTGATTTTGTCGAGGGCTTGCCGTAAGGCCACGATATGCTGTGAGGGCATCATCGTCCCTGCCGGTGAAAGGTACGTGCCTTCTAGCCCTGACCCTATGGGACTCTCTGTTATCTCGGGAAACACGTCGCTTATTACCTCACAAGCCGCTACCAGTTCATCCCTCTGTGCCTTGACCTTGGAGAGTTCCTCTTTAAGGCGTTCGCGCGAACTACTGACTCGGGTTAATATCTGCTCATTCGAGTCGAGGGCCGTTTGCAATGCCTTCACCGTCTCCGCAAGCCCCCTGTTGATAAATAGCTTTTCCCTTATCTGGTCTTTTATCTCTGCCAGCTCTTCCTCCAACGCCTTCTGCCCGTTGACAGCATCAAGGATAAGGTCGCGGTTGGCCTGGGCTCTTTCAAGGTCAAATTCGGAGTTCAACATGGTAAAGGCAACCCTTTTATCTCCAGCATCGAGGAGATATGTTTGGGTGCGGTCTTCGGCTTTCCACGGCGTTGGGGAATGTTTGTTCTCCGGGGGTTTTTCTGGTGCTTGACGTTCCATGAAAGTGCCTCCCTACTCTCTTGTAGTTATCCTTTTGAACTCCACCACCCAGCAGAATGGGTTCGACTTCCAGGAATATCCCCGCTTGGCGTTGATGCTGTCCCAGAGGTCACAAAACCAAATAACCGGCACTGCTTTGCGTATACTTATCTCCGTACCCAACTCAGGCACAGGCCAACCTTCCGCTTTGGCATCTTCCTCTGATATCTCCTGCAACCGCTCGACCCGCACCGCCGTTATCTCCAGGAGTATGCGACTGAATTTTCGGGGCATGAAGATAGACGGGCGCCATATGATAAAGCTCGGCTTAGTGATGTGGTCCGCAAGATAGTCTATATATCCTGAGCCTTCACTGACAGGTTCACGCCATGTCTCCTTCACCCAGAGCCGGTCGCCGGGCTGACCGTAGGGGCACTTGATAAACTTACCAGTTCTCGTATGCCAAATACCCTCTATTCTCGGCACTAACACCCCTCTTGAATCTGTGGTTGTGCCATCACCGCCAAGAAAAGTAGGCTCCCAATCCCCTAGATGATTCGGGGCATCAGGCAGTTTAACCACGCGCCGAGTCATGGTCTTTGGGTCAACTTCCCGGAGTAGGGCTCTCACCATCGGGCCGCTAAAGAGGATCGGGCGCTCTTTCATTCTATGTCCTCCGCTTCTGATAGGGGTGTAAAAGGCCCCTCCCGCTTTAGTACCCAGGCATCTTGCATCAGTGCCATCTTCCCGGCCCACTCAAGCCCCACTTGGCACCTTGAGCACTCTTGATGTTCGTTGGTGCATACGATCAGGGTATTGTTTTGGCAAAGGGGTAGGTTTTTGTGATGTACCTCGCAACTAGCGCAAACCCCCTCCTGGCACAGGATCGGACCGGCGCTATAGACACAGGGGTTGCCTTTATTGGTACTCATCGGTTCCTTAGCACCCCGGCCAGTCTTTCCAGGGCCCCGAATACCTCCTCCAGAATCTTCGGCACCGCCTTGATTGAGCAGCAGTCGAGGCCACCTTGGTTCCCCTCTAGTATTAGGGCACAGTCGTGGTGGCAAAGAGGGGCACTCTCGGAATACTGCCCTTCATTGTTTCCAGCATAGAGCCCTGCAAGTAGTATGGGGCAAAACTTATTGTCGCTCATCAGTCCCCTTTCTCTGTGTTTCCTTTACCATCTTGACGCGATGCACCACGCGAGTCCTTCTACCTGCTGGGGTAGTTACCTCAAGAATGGGACCTAGGCTTTGATTTTCAGTGTGTACTATCGTCCCCTTCCATAACCAATCTTGAAAAGGTCGGCAGCCAATAACTAAGTAGTCAAACGGCCTCTGTGGATTACGCTCCAAATCCCATTCAAGAAAGTCTTGACCATCATCCTCAAAAACAATTGTTACTTTATCATTCATCCTAAGACTCCTTTTCCCCCAGCAACTCTGGGTCTTCATATATATTGCCGATGATTTCACATATCTGGGGAGCTATGGTATCTAAGATGAAGTTCTCTCCCTTTTCACAAGCACCAAAGCTGGCATTGATGAACTTGATAGTAAACGGGTCTGGGTAAGCTGGATGCAGAACCATGTCTCCCTCATAAATATCCACCTCGTGCTTGCTCTTGAGCCCTATGTATTGCCTGAGTTCAAGGAATTCCTTTGATTCCCAATAAGGTTCCATTGAAAAATCAGTAGAGTAATTCGGATCAGGCCTTAGTGGTTGAATGAGGGAGTTTTCTCCATCAACCATATCTAAGATAAGGACTTGGCACATTTGATTTTGCTTTTTGTCCCAGGCCAAGAATTTAACCTTGTTCATCAGTTTCCTTTAGGGTTCCGGGTATGGCACTTGGGGCAACGAGGTTTCTTTAGCTTGGAGGGCCATCTGTGCCCACACCGGCAAGTCACGAATCTTGGGTTCGCTGTGTCTTTGTATTGCCAGCGCGGATAATCATATACTTTTGAGCGATAGCCACACCAAATACTTGACTCATCGTTTATTCGATCAAACGGTATAGTTATATCTGGCTCATCGTAGATACTAAATACCAAAATGAAGATGTCTTTTTGCTTATGTAGGATTTGCCATTGCTTAAGGCCAAATGTAATCGTGCGACATGATTTGCTTTGGAGCTTCTTGACTTCTATGCCAGCTCCGGAAGAAAGAAGGAAGTCTGGGCTGGAATGGCTCCGGAAGGTAATATCCTTTTCCTTGATGCCATAAGCCAAGCATAGCCATTTGAGGGCCTTAGTTTCTGTGGCGTTCATTTTGCGACCTTGGGCACGTCCCAGTAGGGACTCTTACATTTGGGGCATACCCGTGGATACTTCTCTGTCCGGGGATGCCAGGAATGAGGGCAGCGGTTACAATGATATCGGGGTAAACTCGTTTTCATCATCATACCCCATAGTATATACCTATAATCAAGTCTTGTCAACCACCCTGAGTGGTCATTTTATCACCAATAGAAAAAACCGCCCAGGAATAGGCGGTATGTTGACAAAGAGGGTGTTTGGGCTTATGCTATTAGTGCCCTGAATAAGGGCTCCACATTCCCCTGGGGAACCGCCGACGGGCGGCTGATGAGACGAAGGCCCCCCTTCCTATAGGTCTCCTGTCGGCCACGGGAGAGTCTCGGACGGGGGGTTCTTCGTTTTAGCTTCAGAGGCCCCTAGCCCCCCACTGGCAGCCATCCGAGCTGCTGGAGTATGGCGTAGGCTATCAGGCCCACAACGCCCGTGCCACCGCCGTAACCGACCATCTTCTCGCCCGTGGTGAATCGGCCATTGGATGTCCTATCTTCCACCTTGGATAGCCTGCCTTCGTGGTCATAATCGTGGGCAATGAGGGTATCCACCTTCGTATTGAGTCCAGTGAGGTTGGTATTCGTGGCTTGCTGACCGGCCACCAAGTCCCTGATGCCGTCCCTAACCTCAGCGATATCCTTGCTGTATTTTGGAGCTGTCATATCACTCCCCCTTACGGTATACCCAATGGGTGAACATCAAGAAATATCCCATAAACTATGATATGGTTATTAGCAATCTGGTCTTGCGAGACCACAACATTCTGGTCAGAAGACCAATCGAACCCGGCTGAATTGATAGCTGAGGAGGCTCCCGTTGCAGGAAAAGTCCCGTGCTCTATAATATTGGCATGGGTGTTGTCAATGTAGTGTATCCAGCACTCATTAATGAACAGAGCCGCTGCCCCCACATCTACCGAGGCGGCCACGGTAACCCCGTTCAGCTTAGTTGTAGCTGTCACCGCAGCACCCGTATCCCCCGTCCAGTAAATCCTTATCCTGAGCCTGTCGTTGACTTGAGTAAGGGTGCCGGCTGGGACAACCACGGTCTTGACATCCTGAGCCGTGTTATCCGATCCTGCTGCTCCCGTTCCACTGACAAAGGTATTGACTAGGGGATAGACAACACCAACTGACCTGCCCTCAAGTCCATTTATAGTTTCGGCCACTAGGCCTCCATCTCCTTGCATATCATCACGACCCCCATGGCGCGGTTGCCCCCGGTGTTATTCCAGAGTTCCAATTTCACTGTTTTACCGGCGACCACCTCGGTAAATGTTGCGGGTCCGGCGAGATCCCCTACGAGTGCCCATGTCAGAACAAAACCCTCTGATTGGAAAGATGCTGGGGCAAAGACATCGGTGCTATCTGTGGTATTCCGAAACCGAGCTTGGCGATTGGTTGGGTCATCAATGAGACCATGGTACGGCCAGAGAAACACGCAGACCAGTTTCTTGCCTGTGGGCACTGTGTAAACAGCATTGGTTGGAGTGGACCAGGCACCGGATGCTGTATTTCTGAGGAAGTAGATAAAGCACTTCCAGTTATCAAATTCTAACAGTTGGTCCTTCAAATCATTAAAATCGGAAACGGCTTGCATGACCCGCCCCAAGGGACCCGGTGACGAAACCACAGACATCTGATTTATGAGGAAGGAGTTAAGGCGTACTGCGTTGGCCAGCCAGTCCCGTTCACGGGCGGCTGTATTCAGGGCCGCCTCGATATCCATTGCGAGCTTCCTCAATATTTCCATGGTTACGCCGCCCGTGACGGATACTATGCCCGTTGCCCCTCCCCTTCCCGTTGCCCCCGTTGCTCCCATTAACCCCACTACCGCAGGTGGCAACAACCCCTCGTAGCCGCCAGCCCTGATCGTTCCGAAGCCGAACCTGAGCTCATAGGTCCCCGGCATATAGATACGCTCCAGGTATCCGATGTTGGCAATGCGGATGTCATCATTCTGTCTGGAGTCCGTGATCTTGACGTAATCATATGCCTCTGTTCCCACGTTCATGGGCACCAGGCCAGAGCCCGCCTCTGCATCCTGCTGGTGCTTGGTGAGTTGGGCTTCAGCAATAGCGGTTGCCTGTGCGTTACTGTCAAGACGCATATATTGGTGGTCCCGGATCTCGGCGCTGGAAAATGGCGTGGGTGGGGTGAGGTCGCTACTGGCTGTGTCCTCAGCCGTCCCAGCATAGGAATCCGGATGGTCGGGATGGGACTTTATGGATACGTAGTTAGGAAGGACCAACCGCTTCCGGTGTACCTTGGAGAAAAAGGTGTGCTCCCCGGAAGCAGCAAGTTCATAGGTATAGTCGTGGGCTACCGCCGTCCACGTAACGGTATTATCAACCACGGTTCCCCCGGCAGTAGTAGGCCAGGTGGGTTCTGAGGAGTGCGATGTGCCGGCCACGGTGCATTTATAGGTGAAGTTGTTATTGGGCGTGGTGGGCTGGACATAATCGTTCACCGTGTAGGCCGTGGATGCAACCCACTCGGTTCCGCTGGTGGTGGGCACGAATATGTGAACCTCGCCATCGTCCTCCGCCCGCATAACGCACTTGGTGTATTCCAGGAGCCGCTTGAGGGCCTCCAGCCTACTCTCATTGAAGTTTACCCTGAAGGAGTCCCTTGGCGTTACGGAGTCTATCAGATCGTCCTCGCTGTCAAAGGTAGCCGTGATATTTACAGTGTGGCTATAAGCAGTCAGGGTGGCATTGAGCACAGCCGTTATGAGGTCCTTGACGGTCCTGGTATCATCGGCCTCCATGGTGAACGCCTCACTGGCCTTATCATTAGCCAACCGATCCGGTAAACCGTGGAGGCTCAGTGTAGAGGCAAGCACCCCCTGGGAGGAGTGGCCGAGTTGCCCCTTGACTAAAAGAGGGGCAGCAGCCGAGTACCTGTTCGTCCCGTTGGCATCGGTGAGTCCGTAGGAAATAACGCCTTTGTAGCCCTTCAGGTCTAGGGCGGAGAGCACATTGTCGGAGTCGTCCAGGACAACCTCAGCCGTCTGGCTTTCCGGGGACTCCTGGTGATTGATGGACAGGATGCGGTCCTCTTCGTAGGTGTGAGTGATGGCGCTGTAGGTAAGGACTATCTTGACTTTGACGTTGAAAGAGGAATCCTTCTGGGCACTAAGGAGATCGGCGTGTATTGACCTGGCCATCTTCTAGTCCTTCGACCAGTTTCTTTTAGACCTCGGCTTAACCCCCTTAGTCAATGCGGCCATGATTGCTGGTATCTCATTACCAAGGCTTCGATACCTATCAAAGAGGCCAATACCGCCCACGTTGACCGTGTTGATGAAGTTCCCGGCCTTGCTTCGCCCAGTCCGACCAGCCGTCAAATCCACCACTATCTGCTCCAACTTGGGAGTGAGGGTTGAACCTATGACAGTGACCACATCGTTTTCGGCGGCAGCGGCTTCCAGCGGGGGCGATACAACCAGTGTGCCGGCGCCACTAGAAAGGGTTACGGCAGCGGTCACCCGGTATTGGCCACGCACCCCGGCTATCTTGAACTCCGTGCCCTCAGCCACTATCTCGGTGCCACTGAATCCATCCACGGGCACAGATGTAGCAGCGGCACTAATAGCTGAAGTGGTTGCCCCGGCAAGATCGGTCAGTTGGGAGACCCGGTGCCTCACCATGAACCACACAAAGACCTCGATATCGGCATCGCTGTCGGCGGAATCATCGGGGGCGAAATCAATGCCCACGGTAAGAATGTCCCCTGCAACCTTAACATTCCTTTTTGTCCCCAAAGGAAACTCGGGCGAATGCTCGGCATCCTGTAATACCCCATGGTCAGCACCTATGTAGTCAGTGACATCCTCGATATTGATTTGCAGGTTGTTAATGCAGCCCTTGTTGAACATCTCGTAGTTCTCGTTGCCGTCAGGGAAGGCGTCCCTGTCCAACGTAAGCTGGGAGGCACTGACGTATGCGGTGACAATGGCCCATGTCCTATCATCGGTGTTGTAGATAACCTTGTCTACATCTGTAGAAAGGAATTGTGCGTTGGTAGCATCCACCAGGGCATTGGCTGTGTCCGAGGTCGCTTCGCCTGTCCTGGTCTCTAGCTTGAAGGACTCCCTACGGATATAGGGATCGATGTGACTCGGCTGGGAGATTTCCCGAAAGACACGCTCAATCTCCTCAGCAACCTTTGCATCGGTAAAGAGTGTCCCATCATCTTGTAGCTTCGATTGAATGTCGTCAACAATGGTAGCAAAAGTTTTTGCCATAAGCTATACTCCATAGAAATTCTAAATCGTCAGCCCCAGGCCCAGCCAGTTGTTGAGGTAGCGGGAGAGGTTTAGGCCTTCTTGGGCTGACAGGGCTCCATTAACAGTACCGAAAAGGATAGGGGATGAAACATCTTGGAGAACTGCAGTATTCTTCGACCCTAAGTAGATGGTAGCCACCGCCCCTGACATTGCACCACCGCCCGAGCTAGTCCCCCTTGATGGCCCATTGACCATGAGTTCGAGAGCCCCGGCGACTGTATATGTAGCAATTATAATCCAGTAATCGCCTATGGCAGGTTTTGTTGTGTAATTTACCGTAAGGGCAGAGCCTCCAGCCCCCTTGGCGTACCACTGGATAGCATCATCTCCCGAAGAGTAAAACAATGCAAACTCATCATTGGTGCTTATCTTCACATGGGCAAGGTATCGGGAGACCGCTGTATTATAGGTAGACATCATTTTGCCAACCCAGACAAAGCTAATATCACCGCTTATGTCTGATAATGCCGGACCAACAGCATAGTCATTTATTCCATCCAGGGACATCACGGCTTGTTTAGGGCCACTGTAAACCCAAGCAGGACCAGTATCTATGGTGCCATTACCTACCCCAGAGCCCCGGTTATTTGCTGTCAGGCCCCTGCCTTCATCTAAGGTAAGAAGGTACTGAACCTTTGCAGTGGCAGGAGGAAAACCCTTATTCAACAGAGCTTCCTCGCCAGTATCAGCGGTGGTGGTCAGGCCAATGGTGGCAGTAGCCCCAATTCCCATCACGAAGCGACTGATGAGAGCTTTTACTCCGTCTGTACCACCATCGGAGGATGAGCCGATAATTATGTCCCCACCATTAGGCGTTAGGGCTGCGGTTGCCGTATCCGAATCCTCAAGAGTTCCGTTGACCAGTAGCCTTTGTACCGGAGCATCGTTGAGAGTGACGGTAATGATATACTTGACACCCGCTGTCCAGGATGCAGTTGTTGAGGTCAGGGTGAAGTCTGTACCCGCACTCACAAACTTCCAGGTTAATTTACCATCAGTTGCGTTCAGGTAGATGGTCATGTAGTGCGTGCCGTCAGCCTCTTTTCTAAAAAGGATTTCATCGGCTGAACTGGCGCTGGAAAAGAGCTGGGTAGGCGTGAACTCAAAGGTAAAGTGGGCAGCAGCCTTGGCGTTCTGACCGGCATCATTGGATATCACCACGTTGTCGGTGGCTGCCCCGTGGAAAAGCAGGCCGTCAGCCGTTGTCCTCTTGGCTGCCTCATTGGTCAGGGTTACGGGCTGTCCGCCAGGCACAGAGGAAAGCCATGCGGTTCCTATAATGTTCTTTGCTTTCCACAATTCCCGGAAGGACTTGCCCGGTGCTATCACGCTTAGAACTTGCTCTAATTTTGTGGTCATGCTATTCCTCTATCGGCTCAGGCTTGGGCTCGGGGCCAAAGCCCACCAGGAACGTGTCCAGGGTCTCCTGGGCCTTGTCCCGCCTCTCCTGTAGCTCTGCGATCTTGCGGTCGCAGTACGCTATGGTATCCCTGGCATCTCGCCTCATGTCTTTAACGAGTGCTTTTTGGCTTGCGTTCATGCTCGGCATCATCTTCTCCTTACTGTTCGTAGGTCATTACGCCTACCAGGTCCAGGTTGGCGTCGCCGTTATTATCCTGGGCAATATTGAACTTCACCTGATTCCCCTCAGCCAAATCTCCTGCCTCATAGCGATATACCCCATCCGTTGCAGGAGTGGCAATCGTGGATATGGACGGAAGCAGTTGGCTGGTGTAGGTTGTCGGCCTTAGCACATCGGTCTTGCTAATCGTGATTGTGAACGTATGTCCACCACCGCCCTTCTCCAGGTAAAGCTCAAAGACCACGTTTCGGCAGGTGCCCCCTATGGCATCCAGGCCAAAGACATCGAGGTTCGTGTTCTTCAGGGCAAACTCGTCCTCTGTCCTGAACACCGTGTGGAGGACTGACTCGGCAGCAAGGACTGCTGCGACCTCGTCGCTTATAGCTTCCTGGGAGTCTGTGCGCCGGTCGTAGGTAGAGGTATCGCCATCGTTGGTGAGCATGTTGGCAAGGATGGTATCGTCAGCAACCTCTGTGGTCATGTCCACGGGGTCAGAGGTGTCCGCTATGGCGGTCTCACCCAAGCGATAGGTGTTGGTCACGAGCTGCTTGACGTAGGCCATCAGCAAATCGGTAGAAGTGACGGCCCCTGTAGCCGCAGAGGTATCTACTGCCCCCAGCATGGCAATCGATGGATGGAGGAGCACAACCCAGTCGCCCACGGCTAACTGTACCGTAAAGGCTGTGTGTGTGATTGCTCCAGTTGAGCTTATATAGTCGGACATGGGCTGGGTTTCGTTCTCCGGGGCCCCATTATCGGCCTGGAGGACATAAACATACCAGCCAGGGAAGGCATCGTTGTCCTGACCTATAAGATCGGTTGATGCAAATACCGTTACGGAGGTGGCCGTTGTTACCTTGCCAACCCGGAACAAACCGGCCAGTTGAGCCTTGGCATCTGCTGTAAGTTCGGATACCCCTATTACTTCTACGCCATTTATCGTTTCAGGCATATCATGCCCCCTCAAACACCGTCCGGTAGGTTACCGTCAGGCCATAGGTCTTTCCGTCTGTGTTTGTCCAGGCGGAATCCACCTCATCGTCTTCCTTGAGGGCTAGGCCCCCGGTCCACTCCCGGACAATATCGGCCACACCAGCCATTGCCTTGCTGTATAGCAGGGTGTCATAAACACTGGCCGCTCTGCCAGCGTCTACCGTAACGGTAAAGGTCTCCTGGGTAGCTGCCGCATTGAGGTGGAGGACAACACTGAGTAGCTCGAAAGGGGTCTTGGGAGCTAAAGCGTGGGCAATCGCTGACGATCCTGTTACCCAGCGCCTTCCTATTCGCCCTGTGCCGCCACTATCGGGCTTCAGCGGTATCACCTGACCATTTAGCTTGATATCAGCTACCCAGGCATCCTCAAAGGTTCCGGTCGAATACCACCCGTACTCAAGGGATATTCGGTAGATGGTCCAGTTGGAGAACAGGACATCGGCTTGGAACTGATCCCATGTGTACTGAGTGCCAGCGGTTAGGTCTGTCCCAGTCGTGTTTTCCCCATAGAAGAAGAACTGGGTGACCGATGTATCGAGGATGTGCTTGTTCCAACCGGCAGCCTTGGCCAAATCCGCGTGGCTGGGGGCCTGGGTTATCTCTATCCGCTTGCTGGGATCGTTAGGGTCATGGGCCCAGATAACCATGTTTATGCCGTAGACCTCGGCATTGGTCAGGTTGTAAGTCCACTGGGCAGCCTTGAAATCGGGTATTCGGAGCTCGTTGACTTCGATGGGAATTGAGGCGAAGTCATCGCCGGTTTGAACGCCACCGTAAAGGTTGGCTAACCAGCCCGTAGTGCTCTTCTGGAAGTACGGTGATAAGGAACCCCTTGACCAGACGGCATCGGAGTTCAGTGTGGAGAATAAGGTGGGTTCGCTAAATACCCCCCTCAAGATTACCCTGGATGGTACACTCATTTTGTACCTCCTCTAAATTTATTGGCCCGGAAGCCCCGAAGTTTTTACACTCCACAACAAACCGAGGTAAAGAAAGCTATTCTATTCAGTCATTTACATGGGTGAGCGTACATTTCCGGGAACAAAAGGCAATAGGTATCTCATCACCCTCTGGTATATCTTCCCAGCCTACGCACTCTTTTCCGCACTCTTCGCAAATTGGTTTCATCTCACCACCTTACTTCCGCAGAGTTCGACTAACTGTTCCTCTGACATACTTTCCGCCATATCCCCAGCGGGAGTCCCTGGAGTCCTATCAAGTTCCCCGCGCTTTTGAGCTAATGCCATGCAAGCTGCGGTCTTTTGTTCAGAGCTCGTTGCGGGACTCATTTACCCAGCCTGCCTGTATTTCAGGTGCCTTTTACCTAGCTTGGAAGACTCCTTGTGGTTGCTGGAGCACTTGGGGCAACGGTACTCAGTTGAGGATGGCTCTCTCAGATCCCCAGGCTCACCACCTATCAGCTTGAAGTTCTTTTCGGACTTGGGGAGATCATCAATTAGTTCTACCGTATCCCCCTGTCTCCGGAACACCTCGCCAACGTAGCAATCTCTCAGAACCAAGAAAGAAGTCATTTAACCCCCTTTTACGCTAGGCTTTCGAGCCAGGCTTTACCTTGGCGTATCCCCTCGGGTCTACGGCTACCCCCGCCGCCTTTTGGCATACCGTTTTCGTGCCTCTCGGCGTAGGCAGTCCCTCTCGGGGTAAATGGTGCGGTCCCAAGGTGCTGCCGCCTGAAGGTTGGAGACCCTCCCATAAACACCAGGCTTTGGCAGGTGGGCTTCTTCACCGTAGGTTTCCCACACTCCAAGCAATCGTGTTCGGCGGTGCCCATGGGCTGGAGGATATCAGCCCCCAGCCCACAAGAGCTACATTTGTACGAGTAGATTGGCACGCGACTCCTTATCCTGGCAACGCAGCCGTGACGCCACCGGATAGGACGTTGAAGTTCCCACCCCAGTCGTCGTTTGTGCCTGGCTCGTAACCCCCAGCTTTGCTGTAGGTGCCACCGAGCTTGTTCTGGGTGACCATGTTGTCGTTACCAGTGCCAAGGTCGAGTAGCTGAGCCGGGTTCTGATTGGCACCGTTGTCTTGGAAGCTGTTGTGCTCGAAGACGGACTCCTTGGAACCCTTCCCGTTGAAGTCGATGAGGTTGTCGCTGTCCGCGAACCAGCAGCCCCTCACGATCAGGAACCTTGGCTGGTCGAGGCTAGAGTTGGTGCAGGTGATGCACCGGCCCGCCGTGCTTCCAGATGTGAAGCCGTACATTCCACAGCTCAGGATCGTTACGTGAGGATTGCCGTTGGAGTTACTCTTGAAGTCAACGCCCGCAAGCCCCTGATTCAGGCCCACAAATAGGCAGTCCTGGATCAAGGTGCCGCCTGCGTTCCGGGCTGACACACTCCCGTCCAGGTCGAGAGCCACGGCGTCGGCCAGGGCCTCAATCTCGAACCCCTCAATCAACCATCCACGGGCACGGACACTCAGTGTCGGAGCTAGTGCCGTGGAAGCTAGGAGATATGCGGCACCGAAGGAATGACCGGGCGTTGGGTTCACGGCGATCAGTTGACCGAACGGCGCGTTGGCATTGATAGGGGTCTCGATGTCCTCGGTGTATCCACCAGGAGCCGCGAAGATGCGGAACCTGCCCCGCGTCGCCAGGGCGTTGGCCTTGGTCATAGCCTGGCTTATGGTTGCCAGAGCATGGCCCGTACCCCAGCCAAGGCCGGAGTTACCGCTTTTTCCGAGAGTGGTATCCACGAAGTAGTCAGTGGTCGGTGGAGCTGGGCCACCCGGCAAACCGATGTGAACACCGCCCTGGACGATCTCGATGTTCTTGAACTTTTGCATCCCTCTCCAGAGTATTCCATTCATAACAGTAACCTCCTTAGTTACTGGGGGGAGGGATTCGGCCCCCTCCCCCCGTTACGCTTACCCCCCAAAGTTGGATTGTGGGTCCATGGTGATGAACGCGGTCACCTTGCCGGCGCTGAACGTGCCTACGTCCGTGTAATACAGGCCCAGGTATCGCTCCCGGTCGGAGTCGATCTGCCCGATTGGTATGACGATCGGCTCCCGGCCGGCCGCAAGGTCGGTCTGGAGAATGGCCATCGTCCCCACATGGGTAGTAGGCGAGGCCAGGGTGGCCACGGTGTCAGTGACGATGTCGATCTTGAGGCTCGTGCCCCCGTCGAAGGTCTCGTCAATCACCACCACCACGTACATCGGTCGTCCCGCAGCGATGTTCTTTGCCACTCCCAGGTCAACGGAAAAGGTGGATGCCTGGCTTCCGCCACCTGCGCCGATATCCAGTTCATCATCCAGCAGGAGTTGCTTGTCAATTATCATCTGATTCCCCCTTTGATTTTAGTTGTGTTTATCTCCCTGATATGCCATTCCAGAAGCTTAATCCGTTGAGACTGCTTTTCTACGAGAACTTCTAGTCGTCCGACACGACTCTTAAGAATTGTATCGGATATATGGTATCCAGAAGTAGGTAGCACCTCAAGGTTTTCTGGTCGGTTATCATCCCTAATCCCATTCAGATGGTGGACAATTTCCCAAGGCAAGAGGCAACGGTTTAAGTGCCTCGCCATCACTAGGCGATGTTCCCGAACAGCATTGTGGCTATCAGCCATCCCGAAGAAGGGGTCATCGGCTTGTAACCTGATGAAAACATAGCCATCAGCACTATAGAACCGACCACCTTTCCAGCTAGGATGACTTGACCTCACACGGAACTGTAGTTTACGAGAGCACGACACGCAGTGTTTGAATTCTGGGGCACCTTTCGTAAGATGAACCCATCTCTCTTTACCACAGATCTCACAGGCAGACCAAATGTATCTGCCTCTACCCTGGCAGTTAACCTCTTTAGCTCTACGGATTTCACCTATTCGTGGCATATCTTTCACCTAAGTGGTAATAGCCGCTTCGCTAACCACTAAGTTATCGCAGACCCGAATTGGCGCGTCGAGGAATCGAACCACCGGCTCGCCGGCCGGGTTGTCGATGGACAGATTGACATTGGACTTGTTCTGCGCCTGCTTGTGCAGGAACTTGGCGATGGTCTTGTTGCAGTAGATGAAGGTCTTCGCCATGTTCCCCAGGTCAACAGTGGGGCGGGCGTAGTAGCCGTCAATCAGCTTGTCCAGCAGGTCGGCGCCGGTAGCTCCAGAGGCGGTCAGTTCGCTGTCATCGATGTTGGCAATGCGGATCACATACCTGAAATCCCTCAGCACGAGACCGAGCTTCCACTGGAACTTGGTGACCCAGGCCGTGTACATAAGCCCGTTGGAATCCGTAACGAGCTGTTTGCCCATGTCCTCCGCCATCAGGCCAGCCATGCTCCCCTTCGGGAACATCAGACTGACGGTCTGGGGACCCCAGGTGATGATCCACATGGAGGTGTTATCTGAGCCGCTACCGCCCCCATCTATGATCTGGCTTGCGTATTCGTGCGTGGTGGCCAGACTGCCGTAGCGCGGGGCCAAGCCGTGCATCTGCTCCGGGTTGACCTTCTGGTTCCCGTAGAACAGGGCGGTTGCCACGGTGCTGTTCATGCCGGATATGAAGGCGTCATCCTCTGAGCTTCGGAAGGCGGCCTCATTGCCGCCCAGTGAAGCCAGGTCCACATCCACCTTGCTGTAGGCCTCCAGCATACCCACGGTGTCATCCACCTGCTTGGTGGTGCTCCTCTCGGGGGCGACACCCTTGTTGAGCAGCCTCCACGTTCCGGTGGGTTCGGTTGTCCGCTGGGTGCTCCGGTGGCCGGTCGGGAGGTTCCCCTCCATAACATTGGCATCAGCTATAATGGGATTTGAAGCAGCCAATACCTCAATTATTTCGGCTATTGCCCCGCCCGGATCTTCTCGTTTTGCATAGTCCATCAGGCTAAGAAATTGGCTTCCTGTAGAAGTTGCAGCCATTGTGCCCTCCTTCGGTTTACGTCATAGTTGGATACCGGGTCTTGAGCCTCTGCTCCTCCGACTTCTCTCCAGTCCCAGAGGAGCGGCTCGAATCAACTTTCAAAGGTTCCTTGTTCTTGGGTAGGTCTTCGGCCACGGCCTCCATCGCCTCTCGGGTATCATCCTTGGCGTGTTTCAGGATAGAGTCCATACTGACACCCTTTGCCACAGCCACCTCAGAAGCCAGTTTGGTTCTATTGAAAACCTTTATCTCCTCAAGGTCGCTCTGGACACCGGCTTTGTGCTTCGCCTGGTCCTCCTCCAGTTTTCGCCTCTCATCGGCAGATTCGGCATCTCTGGTCGCAGCCTTCTGCTTCTTCTGGAGTGCGGTGAGTGCCTCCGGGTCATCCCTGACAGATTCGATGTCTGCCTCATCCCGCTCCCTGCGCCACTTGACCCTTTCCTCAGTGAGAATTGCCTCGTTGTCCTTGATTCGTTGCTCACGAACCTCAAAGTCCTTGGTTGTTCTCCCGTCCGCAGAACGGGCGTCGTTCACCGCCTTGTCTATCTGTTCTTGGATCGCTGAAGTTCCCGCTCCATCACCAGAAGAGTCCCCAGAGGAAGAGTCCTGGCCCTGTTTCGGTCCGTCCATTAGGTGTTACCTCCTTGTTTTTTCCCAATAAAAAAAGCCCCTCCGGTTCCTCGTGGGAACTCAAAAGGGGCTGTCTTGCAGCATCAATATTCAGTTAGTAAAGTGCCAGTGGTTAAGACCCTTTGGCCTCAATACCTACAGGGTATTCCTTATATTCCGTTTTGTCAACTCTGTGCTTCAGTAGGGAACTGCCCAATGTATTGAACGTGTTGTAGGTCTCGCAACCGTGATGGTGGCACACGATGTTGATGGAGCCATTCAAGTCTGCCCCGAGCACATGGTCGCATTTCCCACATCGGACCTTGCCAGTATTGTCTATCCGGCCTATCATTTCGGCACCGACCCCAACCTAGCAGGCGGGCGCTCAAAGGTTGGGAGCCCCGTTCCTTTAGATGGCGGCCTTTTCTTGGTTGTACCGCCTGATGGCTTGGGAGTGGTCTTGGTCTTTGGTGCTTTCCAACGAGCACTCCACTCTCCCGTCCTCAGTCCCTCAGCATCAAAGCTGGAGTGCCTACCCCGATAAGCATATCGCTCATCCTCATCGAGAAAGGCATAAGTATTGTTGAATTTTGTCTCGAAGTCTATGGTGGGCACTTTGCTGAAATCCTTGGGATCTCGATGCAGTATTCCCAGGTAAACATTTTCATAATAAGCTGGGTGTTCCTGGAGATATCTATCATCTATTTTGAAGATGGTGTCCACTTTGTTTCCCGAAACCTCGGGCTTGCCAGCCCCGATTATCATGTAGTAGTCAGCATACCGTTGCACAAATTCAGCCGGAACCCCTTCATCCCAGGCATCTATCTCCCTACGGGCTCGACCATATTTGCGATCAGTTACGTATAGGAACTCATAGCGGGCTTTAGCCCTCTTATCGGGATCGGCTATGTAATGACGATCATTAAAATCAGAGTAGCCATCATAAATGTCCTGATGGAACTCCCAATCAACTAGCAATTCAAGGGATTCTTCTGGCCTCTCAGATTGGGCCAAACCGAGTTCCTTGGCAAAGTCACGGTGATCTTTCAGGTATAATTCCTGCCTTGCACCCTTAACAGGCAACGTATAGTACTCAACATATTGCTCGAAGTAACCACCAGTTAGAGCAACCCTATATATATGCTCAACTTCCGCAAACCCGTCAAGAACCTTGTCATAAAATTGCACGAGTTGTTTATCGCCTTTTGCCCGTGCTGTTTCCCTTGCAGCAGTGTCCAGCCTGATATCCTCCAACATTATAACTCTTGCTTCTACGATTTTACTGAAATCTGGGCTCCCCTCTATTATAGAGTCCAAGGCAGAAGCCATCTTTTTATAGTTATCAGTCCACGTTCGGTTCCACTCCACATCAATACCTAAATCAGCATATATTTCGTGAAGGTCTTTGCCTTTGAATACTGTAGGAACACCATCAACAGGAATTGTATAGGTTAGATCAGGTGAAGGCCTAACCACATTCATAAATTCCTTTGCCGTTGCTTTCAAATCAGCTTGAGTTATTGGGCTAAAACCAAGTTTGTAAGCCTGGCGCTCACGACGGGCTCTGGCATAATCAGTAGGATTGCCCTCAGAATCAAGCAGGAAGGCTTCACGCTCATCTTCAGTCTTGAGATTATCATACTTTTCATCATCCTCTCGGTGAGCAACATCTATCTTCCAAATAGGAACCTTACTTGAATCCACGGGCTTGCGGAAGAAATCCTTATCTATATTAGCTGTATCGGTGAGGAACTTCTCGAGGCCGCTCGTATCATCGAACCGAGCCAGCATGACCTCAGCGCTGTTAGGGCTGAACTGGTCAGCAAGGTTCCCGTAGGCTACGTGGGCCTCGACAAGTTCTGTATCAAGGTCTTTGTCCCAGCCAAGGGCTTCCTTGCGCCTACCGTCATCCACCCAGTCGGGATGCTCCGTTCTGAAGGCATCCACGGCGTCCTGATCGTCTTTGTCCACGGCCTCATAGAGCTCGTCCACCTCGCGGTTGTTAGCTATGATAGTTAGGAGGGGGACACTCTCTTCCGAGAGGTTGTTCATCCATATCCCCTGCTCAAGGCCCCATTCCAGATAGGGTATATTCTCCAACTTAAACAGTTTGGCCTCCGCGCTATTCCCGCTTGTCTCAGAAACTATCTTGTTCAGTTCAAAGTAGGAGTCAATCAGTGTGGACGGGGGTAAGCCCAACCCCATCTGCTCCAGAGGGATACCCAGCTCTTTGCCCCATTGCCTTACCAGCTCGTAGGCCTCCCTGCTCTGTAGCTTCCCACCATAGCCCCACAGGGCCAGTCGAGCATCATCCTCCGGGTTCTCTCGCCGGAAGTCCGCCCTCCAGTCTGTCTTTATGATTGAGTTTGCCTCTTCAAAGGCATCCCTCTCAGCCTCGGTCTCCAGGGCTTGATACTGTTTCCAAAGGGCAAGGTGTTCATCAGGTATGTTCCCCTCAGCCAGGTCATCCTCATCCATATCCCTGAACGGTTTATAGGGTAGCTGCCAGTAATCACGCCCCAACTCGTTCTTATCGTCTGAGAGGCGGATGAGCACCGGGTCCAGGCCAGCAAGTAGTTTCTTATCAGCGTACATAGTGCGGATGCGATCGTAGGTATCCTCGCCCCACTTCTCTATGAAAGCATCAACGGCCCTATCCTTGGCATCCCAGTCAAAATCGCCCTTGGCATCCGTGTACTCGGCAAACAAAACCTTCTGGTACTCGCCTAGGGCCAGGGAGTCTCTGAATCCATATTGCTCACCCCTCGTTTCCTTGCTATCGAAGAAATCATAAATGGACTCGTAGGTGGGTTCCTTCTCGATGGTGTCAAGGGAAACGCCATAGTTCTGGCCGGCATCGCTCCACATCTCCCGGAGTTCCCTGGTATCCAGGTCGCCAGCCTTCACCCGCTCTAGGAGGTTGCCGCCCCTCCCATAATAGATATCCTTTTCCTCGTCCGTCCTGCCCTTCCACTGTTTCCAGTTATCCGAATCCCTCACCGCGCTATCGCCCTGAGCTGCTTCGTAAAGTTCCTGCACGTCATCATAGCGACTTCTCAGCATAATCTTTTGCTGATCGGTAAGGTGCTTCCACGTCAAGGTGCCATCTCTCCAGGCCTGTTTCTGCTTCTCGTCCAGTTCTTCCTCTGGCATCTGGCTGATGCGCTCATTGACCACATCATAGAAATCAGTCCATGAGCTCTCGGGAAAGGATCGGAGGCCAAATACCTCAGCAGGTATCAATGCCTGCCGCGCCAAACCCTCTGGGGCCTCATTGTCTCGTGCCAGTCCGGGCACCATCCAGTTTAACCCCTGCTCCATCCAGATGGGCTCGAAGCGGGTAGCGATATACGCAGCATATTCACCAGGCCCCTCAATCGGGTACCCCATGAAGTCCTTGCCAGTGGCAAGTGCAAATCCTGTGCCAAAGAGCGGGGATGCCCTATTAAACCACCACTGGATGAAGGGGTTATCCCTCCTATTGAAGCTGCCGTTTTTCATTATGCGGACTAAATCGATCCGATCCCTTTCCCCAGTCTCATTTATGGTGGCCATGATGTTGCCGGCCAGTCGGGTCATGCCATACCAGAAGCCGCCAAAGCCCATATTGTAGTTGCCCACCTTAATGGTCATCAGGCGGCCCGTGGGCCTCCACTCCACCTCGCCGGTTATCGGGTCCTCCATGACCCCCAAACCCTCTCTAACTGTCCTCCATGCCTCTTCGTCCGATTTCCCCTCAGTGGTAGCGATGGCATATTGGACCCCGCTGTAGTATGCCGAGCCAGCAGCCAGCAAGCCGCCCAGGGCTTTCCGGGCTTCAGCGCCAGTCATTCCACCCCTGAAGACGTCAGCCAGTACAGTGAGAGAGGCCCTGGTATAGTTGGGCGCGAACCACGCAAAGGTCTGTTCGAGTTGTCTCACGGTCATGGGAACGCCCAGCGTAGCTGAATCCGTAAGGCCTGTTATGCGGTCAAGGAACCGGGCAAGTTCAAACTGTTCGCCCTTTGCGATGGCCTTGGGCCCGAGTATCTTCCAGAACTCGTCCCTCACAACTTCACCACCGCCAAAGAAGGCCGTCTCAGCCCGGTGATACGGCTTGAGGGGTATCTTGGCAAAGGCCTTTTCGGTAATACCCGCTATGCCCGTCCTGGCCTCAAGGGTGGCGAAGTAGTCAACCGCCCTGGAGCTACCACCAAAAGATGCTCTTTGCAGAGCGACAGCCCTGTTCTTGGCGACATATCCCGCCATGATATCGGGTTTGAAGAATGCTGCCGTGGACAGCCCCCAGGCTTTCCACCATGACCCCATGAGTTTGGCACCCACCCTTGGATTCTGGAGCACATAGGAATGTGCTAGGCCAAAGGCGGGAAGCCCCTGAATAGCCATCACGGACAGATCCAGCGCCGCCTTTGTGATTCTCAGGATGCCGGCTACATCGGATGTCACACTGAGAACCTTTGAACCGGGGTCATGCCCAAAGAACTTGTTGAATGAGTCAATGAACTCCTGGTCCCATATCCTGCCACCCGCGAAGGGCTGCATGATATAGCCCTCGCCTATTTCGGCCTGTCTGACCTGCTCCATGCGCCAGCGCCTCTCTGCCCTGGCCGCAAAGAACGGGTCTTTTCTGCCCTCTTTAAGGGCCTTCACCTCATCACGCAGAGCGGTAAGATCGGCTTTGCGCTGGGCGGGTGTCTTTCCTGGAGGTGCCTCAAAGGTTACTTTATTGATAGTGGTCTCAGCCTCCAGCCCCTTCACGCCCTCTATCTGGGGCTTGATAGCGACATCGGGAGGGGGTTGGCCCATAGTCTTTTTCCACTCTCCCAGTTTTGCATACTCATCCATGGACATCTGAGTAACTTGCCCTTTGCCTGCTGGCACATAGGGCTTGTCGTAGCCAAACATATCCTTCTGGAGCCCGGCTTCCGGCATACCTGGCTCGGCCCTGGGGATGATAGGGGCTACTGGGGCGGTGGGGGTGGCCCGCAGTTTCCCTGATTCTACCAAGAGTTCGGCTTCATCGAGATTACCAAAACCAATAACATCATCTGTCTGAACCCTGAAACTCCTGACAGATGCAGTGCCGCCTTCGGCTGCTACCCGTTGCTCCGCTATGCTTTCAGCAACATCCCTACTAGTAGATACAGAAGTTACCCCAGTAACCCTTGGTCCTTCAGTTGTGATACCAACAAAAACATTAAACTCATCACCGAACTGTTCCTTTAAAGCGGTTCTCATATCTTGTTGGAGTTCCGGACTTTCCTGAAAGCTACGGGCAAGATTATCGCGATCTATTTGACTGCCCCCGCCACCCAAGTCTCCAGATGTATGCTTGCCCAATAACTCAGTATCAGGTGTGGCACGAGCTAGTTTGTTGCGTACATCTTTTTGTATAGTGTTCCCTACCTCAGCCACCGCAGGAGCCGCCTCTGCTGTCGGAGGCACCACCTCAGCCCTGGGGATGATTCGCTCGGTGAGTGGGGCGGTGGGCACCCCTTCTTTGATTCGTTTTTCTAATGCTCGTATGGCATTCTCCTCACCGAAAAACCCTTGCCGCCCTATCTGTATCTCTGGGTGTTTTATCAGATATGCGTGCAAAAGTTCATGCCTTAAACTCTTTTCTAGTTCAGCTGGGCTCTGACCCCTCTCCAAGAGAATATCAACATTTCTCCCCTTTCCTATAAAAGTACTCCCCCCCTGCCCCGCCTCAAGATTACCAAAGCGTATACTAGTTACATTATCAATATCAGCAGCAATATCTTCGGGAAGGGCACTGGTTACTCTATCATACGAACCCGCTATCTCGGTATCTCTCGTTACAGAGGATGCAGGCTTTATCTCCCCCACCCTAGAAACCGCCTCTGCTGTCGGGGGAACCTTCGGAGGCACCACCTCAGCCCTGGGCACAAAGGATGGGTTAGCATCCACGTTATCGAGCACACCCAGCATCCGGTTGATTCCCTTGGTGCGGTCATTGGCCATTTTAACCAGCACCTTGAGATCATCAGCCAATACCCTCTGCCTCGCAATACCCTCGATATGGTTGATAAATGCCTGCTCCTCCATGTTGAAGTGCTCGGCAAGCTCGTCAATGATGTATTCCCAACGGACTCTGCCCTCTTTGTTGATTACATTGGCCCTGAGTTGTCTCCCCATAAGGAGCACCTGGGCCTCTTTCTGGGTCAGGGTTTCAGGCCACTGGCCTCTCTTGAGCAGGCCCATGAGCGATTGTGTGCGATCCCCCATCTTGCCGCGGAATAGGGCAACGGGGTCATTCGCCAGAAACTCCCGCGTACCCTCCAGTATCGCCTGCTCCTCGGACACTATCCTGCCGATATCCTCCAACTGGGTGTCCATCGTTGACCTGAAGGCCAGCCGGTCCTCATATTCCATAAGCCGGAAGGCATCCTCCAACTTCACATCATCCGGTATCGCAAGCCTGCCCTCAGCCTCGATCGACCTGATTGTTTCAGCCCTAGTCTCGGCCTTAACCGCCTCGACATCGATGCCCTTGATCTTCTCAAGTTGCTTGGTGAGGTTCTGGATGGTCCTCTGGTTCTGGGCCAGGGCATCCATCAAACCTTTCTCGGCAACGATAGGCTCTTGAACCAACGCCTTCAGCCTGACCCCCAACTCGGGGAATCTTCTCTCCATGGCCTTCAGGGTGCCTGGGGCTAGTTTCTCCCCCCTTATGGCACGGTTGATGTTAGATTCGAAGTTGGCCGCATCTGCCAGTTCAATCTTGGTAAGTGTCGCCTTTTCCACAACCTCGGGGAACCTCTCGGCCAGTCTCTCGGCCGGCGTTATGCCGAACTCGGCGGCATTTTGCTCGACATATTTCACAAAGCGGGCATCGGCTATCTTCTTGAATGCCCCCTCTATGTATGTCCCGACAGCCACCTCGGGGTTTCGATTATACCGGATACCCCAGGCGATCCCTTCAGCCATCGATGGGGCCTTACGGTGCATCTCATAGGCCGGTTTAGCCCCTATCGCCTTGCCCCGGACACCCGGGCGACCCCTGAGTTTGATTAGTTCATCCTCAGCACTGAACTTTCCCTCAACAACCCGGTGTACCCACCAGTCCTCAGTCAGACTCGATGGGGGTACGCCCTCCGCCTTGAGCAGATTGAGCACTTCGGTATTGACCTCATGAACCTTGGTAACATATTGCAGGCCCTTATCCAGCCCTTCCCAGCTATACATCTCAGGGCGGGTGAAGATATGCTCCAGGGTGCCGGCCTCAGCAACCCCCTTGAACTCGGGGAGTAAACGCTGGACCATCTTCGGAGAGAACGCATTCTCGTTGAAACCGAAGAGGTTGATCGGGTTCTGGTCTACAGCCCGGAGCTCCCATATTTTGGTAGCCTTGGCGTTAATACCCATCCGGCTTACTTCGGCATGGGCAACAGCGCCACGGCCTACGATATCCTCCAGCACCCCTCCCTCTCTCCTGGTGAGTATCCGCCAGCCCAAGCCCTTCTCGATGCCGAACTTAACCGGGGGTACCTTGCTTGCAATCTTCAGAGCGGACTTCTGCCAGTTATCCTGGAGGGCGCCGTTGATGAGGCTATCGGTATCGGGTATTTCCAACAGAAGGTGCTCTGCATCCTTTATAATCTTGTCGCCCACACGTTTCCCGATGGACTGCCCAACCCTTTCGAGCCCCTTTGCACCAAACTCAAGCGGCTTGGTAATCGGGGCCGCAATCCCCTTCTCGACGGCATTGACCCCAACCGCCGTGAGGCGTGTTGCTTTGCCCAGGAGTGGCACCTTGGAGGTAAGCCTAGCAGCTAGGCCAAAGGTGCCGCCGATGGGAATGAAATAGACCGGATTCAGCCACTCGCTTACCTTGAGAGATACACGGGATAGCCCTGGTTGTTCATGCACCCACCCCTCCCATGCCTGATCCGTTTCCTCTGAAAAGACACCGCCCCAGCCGTATTTCCTTCGGGCCTCGTCAATAACCCGAATGGCAAACCTATCCCTTTCGCTACCGGGGAGCGTGGTCTTGGCGTAGGAGCGGGCGTTGACCTCCATCACGGCAGTCTTAAATGGGCGCCCAAGATACTTCTCCATCCATGCCCCACCTACGCCCACAGCACCAAGGGCTGCTTTCGGAACCGTTCGCAAGTCAAAGCCCAAAGGCCCCTTCCCAGAGCTCTCCAGATAGTCGTCCCAGGCTTTCTCAAGGTTTGATTTGGCCGACTCCAGCGTTCCCAGCGGATTGAACTCACCCGTCAATGGGTCGATCGAACCTGTACGAGCATCATCCACCCAGACTGTGAGATCGGGCATGACCAGAGCGGGCTTTCTAACGATGGTCTTGCCATCCTGGACATCCATGAAGAATGTGGCACCCTCTGGAGGGATATCTAAAACAGGTGCAAGAGTCCCCTCAACCCCAGCGGAGGTAATGACGTCCGGGAAGAAAAAGTGCGTTATCTCTTGTTCTGTCATACCCGGGAAGAACTCTTTGAGTAGGGCCTGAGTATCTTCGGTCATGCCCTTTGCCCGGAGGTCTTCTGCGAACCCCTCTGGGTCTTCTATGGCAAACTCATAGGCTTCTAATATGGCCTTGCTGACCCCCTGGGGGGTGAGGTCATCGATTGTGAACACCAAATCCACCACCCTGCCTAGTTCCTGGAACTCTGGAGAGGGGAAATCCTTTCGGGACTCTTCACCCAGGAAGGCCTTTAATTGCTCGGTTGGGGATACTTCCGGCACTCCAGCAAAGAGTGCATCAATGCCCTCATCGGTGAACTCGAACATGGTCTTGAGAAGGACATCTGTTTCCTCGGTCCGCCCCTTGTCCACCAGTCCTTGGACAAATCCCTGTGGGTCGGCCTTGGCAGACTCAAAGACCCTTTCCCCTATGCTCATCTCGCCCGTGAGTTGAGCCTCCAGTTCGGGGAATAGACTACCTGATGCTCGTTGGACATCTTCAATCTCGCGGGCACGGGCTTCTTCTTGTGTTATTTCCTCTATAGTTGGTGGGGCGGGCAAGCCCTGTAGATGGGCAACAGCTATTTTCTCGGCTTGGCGCATAACATCAGGCGTGATTTCGATGCCTCGCACTCGGGCATCCGCAATTACCGAGTCAAGTATATCTTGAACGTCTTCAGGGGAAGGGGGTGGGGGAGGTTGGCCACCCGGCCTGATGCCCGGCCTAACGTTTCGCTGTACCATCACCTCTCCGTGCAAAGGGATTCCTCAGACGCGGAAGACGGAAACGGGGCTGTGGTGTAGTCCCCCTACCTATTATCTCCAAAATCCTTTTCCTGTGTTCCTCGAGGAACTTATTATCATGCGGCATCATTTCCTCCTTCTGCCAGCAGTGCTGGAGCCGCGGGCCTTGGCCCCGGCGTTAACGGTAACACCTGTGTTGGCTCATCCCTTTTCTCTGGCTTGGGTTGCTGTTGGAGCTCCCCTGCCATCATCGCCTCAATGTTTATGTCCATCTCGGCAGCAAGTATCTTGGCCTCAAATAGAGCCTGTTCGGTATCCATCTCTACAAGAGCAACTATAGTCCTTTCCATCTTGATACCTGGACTCAGGCGCTCGGCCTCTTCAACTCGCTTCTGCCGGTCCTCACCGGCTGGGTCATCAACCTGCAAGATGTTCTCCATCTTGAACTTTTCAGAGAGCATATCACCAACCCCTGCCGCCAGGGAATAACGGCCCGCATCCACGGTGGGCGACTTCGTGGAATAGCGGTAGTTGGTCTCGTATTCACCCTCCAAATCTGAGGTATTGAAGCTCTGCTTATGCCCCTTGGTGCCCAACTCGACGCTCCCGCCTATCTGAATAACCTGGGCGGTGAACATCTCAGCCAACTCCTGATTGAGCGATGCCTTTGCCATCAACCTGGGGAGTAGCACCTGGTCCCGACCCTCTCCTATCTCGACAAGGGCTGTCCCGGAGAGGGGGAACTGAAGGTTTCCAAGGTCTATGGAGGTCAATGAACCCCTCTGCATCCGGCTCTCCAATATGGTGTTCATCCGGTCGAAGGCTCTCAACAGGTCTTGGATAGGAATATTCTTTGTACCCCCGCCAATGTCCACTGAGGTAATGGATTCGGGGTCCGTGACTTCCGCATAATCCGGGGGCGTGGCACCCGCCCCCTCTTTGCTGGCATACTCCTTCGGGCCACGCAACGCGAGGAAGTTTGCCGTCTGCGCCATGCTGGCCAGCCGGTTAAGCTCCTCAATGATGTATCGAATCATAAAGTAGATGGATTCCCCATAATAGGCCTCATTATCCTCATCGGCAAACATCGAGCCCAAAGGCACAACCTGAATAGCCACGGGGCAGAAGCCAAACTTATGCTCCTGCTCATGTGCCTTCTTCCCACCTATAAAGAGTTCATTGCCCTTCGTGTTCCACATGTCCAGAACTTGATTCTTATCCTCTTTCAGGCTTATATCCTTGCCCTCTAGCTCCTTGCCCCACTCGGCCATAATCTCATCTTTTGTCCTGTTGCCCTTGAATGCCGCCCACTCCAGGCCCTCCGGACCCAAATGGTAGGTCACATAGCGAGTGTCCCAGGGCGTGATATCGGGGATAAGTACCTTGTTTTCCTCCCGGAAGATACACCGACCCGCAGCCCTGCCCCGCATGGCCAACTGCTCATCGAAAAAGGCGTTAAGTTCGGGGCGGCCCATCTTCCTCAGTCTTGCATTGGCACCATTGAGAGCCGCCTTCTGAAAATCCTCGATCTTGGCTGTGTCGAAGTCCTCAATATCGGACTGGACCACGGTTTGCTGGGAGGTGGAGCTGAGGGCCGAGATGACATAAGCGGCAAACACGGCAGGATCATTGAGCGTGACGTTAAGAATACCCGAGACAATCTTGTTCTTCCGATCCTTCATCACGTACTTTTTCAGACGCCGGAGGTCCCGGTCATCGTCCATGCGTTGGTAGAGGGCCTTAAAGACCTTTTCTTTTTCTTTAACCAGCTTTAATGCATCTGCCATATCAGCCCCCCTTTATCCAGGTCTCCAGTATATGCGTAAAGGTTTCACAGGTACGGCAACGATAGGATGAATACTGATACGTACCAGTGTACTCGTGAAACTTCAATATGGCAAATTGCCCACACTTCGGGCAGTGAACTCCCTTTAAGATTCTGTCCGGGGCGGTGCGAGTCTTCACCAAGACCCTCCCCGTTTAGACTTGGGCTTGCTGCCCCCCACCGTCTCCGGAGTGAAATCAGAAAGTAAATACCTGGCCGCCGAGCAGAGATGCCATTTGGCCTTATCCTTTATCTCATTCGTGGGCCTGCCATACTCATCCGGCTCCCAAAGGCAGTTCATTAACTCCTCAATATACCGTACAAGATCAGTGAATATCCAAATCTTGTTCAGTTCCATCATGCCTATGACTCTATCAATCTGCGCGTTCACCAGCCTTATCAAGGGCTCGGAGATGGGCCAGCCATGGGCCGCATACCCCTGCCGTATCTCATCCTCTTGGTGTGAACCCCCAACCCGTTTGAGTACGTCAACCTCACGGGTCAAACGCTGGAACTCATCGACATGCTGGGGAATAGAACGGCCGGCACCCGGAAGATATTCCGAGTAGGCCACCAGGTCATTGGGCCTCAAATATGACGGAGCCTCCGGGGGCAGGGGTAGCTTGACCTGGGCAAAGAATAAAGCCGCTGGATTAGCTCCACCAAAGTCATGCCCCGCATACCGGGGCCAAGTCTCAGGTATAGAGAACCGTTCTATCTTGCACAAATCTTCTTTGAAAGCCCGATAAACCAGCCATGACAACTCCAACTCATCATCCTCGGCCAGTATCTCTTTCCTGTAGGATTCTGCCGACATGTCCTGGATGAGCCCGTCAAGGGCCTCAGTGCTGATGAAGGGGTTCTCATGGGATGTGAAGTGGATAGCCAGCCACTTGCCCGTGGTATCGAGTTGGGCCACCTTAAACATCTTGGCCGCATGCCTCGGGTCTTTGGCCTTGGATATACCAGCACTTCTCAATGACGGAGGCGTATAGATGAAGACTGCATCCCCATTGTGGTCGGCCAGCATGGGGGCTCCCACGTCTTCCCATGTGTCCTCGTTCATAAGCTGCCACTCATCCAAGATAAGCAAGTCAGCGTAGTCTCCCCGCAACATATCTGGGTTAAATGCAGTCTTGGCCTTGATCCGCCGTTCCGTCCCAGGTTCCTCGATGTAGTGCTCAGACTCATTTTTCTTGAACACACCGCCCCTGATAGGCTCCATCAACGCTCGGTTGACCTCGAACCAGAACTTCCCCATCTGCTCTGAGGTGGGCGTGGCATAGAGAACTCTGTGGCCCTTTAGGAACCTATCCACAGCCATTGTCGCAGCGCCCACGGTTTTACCCCCGCGCCTACCAGCCCGGACTATGATTCTCTTATACTCTGAGTTTACGAAGGTGGCCTGGGCTGGATGCCGATTGGAGTTCCGGAGGTGAACGTCATATTCAGTGCTTGTGGTCACTCAAATACTCCATAGCCCGTTTCGCTGTGCCAGGATTATCATCCAAAAGCCCTAAAGCTGTGTTGCAAGCTACGCACAGTAGGCCCCTCACCTGCCCCGTCTGATGGTCGTGGTCAATCCGAAACTTATCAGAGAAGAACGGAGAGTCACAGATCGCACAACATCCCTGCTGCTTAACCAGCATCTCTTGTAATTCCGGTTTGGTCAGAGAATATCTCTTGACCCTGTTAGTCAAACGAAGGTTGTAGCGATTCTCCTCTCTATATCTTGCCCCGTTCTCCCGCTTGCATTCATAGCAAATACCTATCCCCGAAGGGCTGGGCCGATACTCTGCTGGGTCATGGCCCCGTTTGCACCCACCCGTCCCCTTGTTCCAGGGTACTTGCCCTTTCCTCAGGTCGGTGGCTGTGGTCAAAGCAACCTCGCCAGCATGACAACAATCGCGACGCACAGGGCGAGGAAAAGGACGAGAAAGGCGATGCAGCCGATGTAGATGAGGGTCACAACCCAGGGCATTTTCATATCCCCCCTTAATGCGGGCTCGTTAATCGTCCTTCTCGTTACCCGGCAGGCTCGGAAGGACCCCCTGCTATTGCCCAGATGGGAAGTGCTGAATCTCATTCGTGTTCACTGGGCATCACCTCCTTCAAAGGCAATCGCTGGCCTCCAACGATTCTGTTGGCTCATAAATCCACTGCCGGGCGATCTCACAAAGGGCCACGAATACAGCGTCTTTATCACGCTCCAACTGCCCGAGCATCGCATACGGCACCAAATCGGGGTGGATACGCTTTTCCCTGTCGTATGGCTCACCGTACACCCAGCCCATGGCCAGGTAGGATTGCATCCAGCTACCGTGCAACTCCTCCGGGGACGTTGACCTTTGAGGGCCACACTGCCGCTCAATCACGGCAAGGAACTGTTGCTTGAAATCATCCTCACGTTCTGACCACTCGACCGGCACAATCGGAGCCTTGGCCCCTATCGCCGCCAGCCTTGCAGCATTGTAGACAAACTCGGCCCGTTGCTC